CAAAGCCTCTGATTGCAAACCTTATTGACGTATCAGCTCGTGACTTAGCAGAAGCAATGGCACCACTGCCATCCTTTAACTGCTCAGCATCTAATATGGTCTCTGACGCAGCACGCAAGGCAGCCGATATCCGTGCTCGTGTTGCTAACTACTATATTGAAGAGTCTGATGTTCAGATTCAAATGTACACAGGTGCTGACTGGTTCAACACCTACGGTCAGTTAATTGCAATGATTGATTTTGATTACGAGAACAACAACCCAATTATTAAATTTGTTAATCCATTTGGTGCATACCCAGAGGTAGATCGCTTTGGTCGCTGTATCTCATTGACTCAAATTGTTGGTATGGATGCTCAGACCCTAGCATCTATGTACCCAGAGTTTGCAGACCAGATTCTAAACAAAAACTCATTTACACCAGGCTCACCGTATTTATCTTTGATTCGTTATCACGACAAAGATCAAGATGTTATCTATCTACCAGAGCGTAAAGATCTTATCCTATCTCGTACACCTAACCCAATCGGTGAGTGTCTGGTACGTGTAGCACAGCGTTCATCTATTGACGGTGAATCACGTGGTCAATTTGATGATGTACTAGCAGTGCAACTTGCTCGTGCTCGTTTTGCAGTATTGCAGATTCAAGCCGCTGAGAAGTCTATCCAAGCACCTATTGCTATTCCACAAGATGTACAAGAACTTGCTTTGGGACCTGATGCGATTATGCGCTCTGCTAACCCACAGGGTATCCGCCGTGTTCCACTAGAACTACCAGTAGGTGTTTTCCAAGAGTCAAGCATCCTAGAGCGTGAACTACGTATGGGTGCTCGTTATCCTGAATCTCGTTCAGGTCAGACAGATGCTTCAGTTGTAACAGGTCGTGGTGTACAAGCACTACAAGCAGGCTTTGATACACAGATTAAAGCAGCCCAAGCGCAGTTTGCAAAACTATTTGTTGAAGTTGTTGGTCTTTGCTTCAAGGTAGATGAAAAGATTTTTGGTAATAAGGTTAAGGAAATTCGCGGTATTGATGACGGTACACCGTACTCAATGAAGTATATTCCAGCCAAGGTCATCAACGGAGACTACACAGTAGATGTCCGTTACGGAATTATGTCTGGTATGGATCCAAACCGTGCAACTATTGCGTTGCTACAGATGCGTTCAGACAAGCTCGTATCACGTGATTATGTACGTCGTGAATTGCCTATTGAAATTAACGTATCTCAAGAAGAACAAAAAGTTGATATTGAAGAAATGCGGGATGCACTACGTGTTGCCGTTGCACAATATGCACAGACTATTCCGTTGGCTGCTCAATCAGGACAAGATCCATCACAGATTATTACCCGTATAGCCGAAGTAATTAAAGGCCGTCAAAAGGGTAAGCAAATCGAAACTATTGTGGAAGAGGCTTTTGCCCCAGAACCACAACCTCAGATGCCAGCAATGGCGTCTGGAATGATGAATCCAGCAGCAGGTGCGGCCCCCGCTTCTGCCTCGCAGCCAACACCAGAACAAACTGGCGGTATGGCCCCTGCTGCTGGTTCACCAGCTAAACCAGACATTGCATCATTGCTCGCCTCAATCGGCGGCGCGGCATAAAGTAAAGGAGGTGCAATATGAACAAAGGATCACAGGCCCCAGCGCCTATGTCAAAGCCAGTTGAGGGTAAGAAGGATACTTCTAAGCCATCAGGTGGAAAGACATACTTCGGAGTAACTCCAGCAGGACGTCCAGGCAACAAAGTTAAAAAGGGTTAATCAATTTCAGTGAGGTGGACCGAACGTGGATAATCGCAATGAAGTTCCGCGTTCGGTTCATCTTGCAGACTTCTTAGTAATACTTACTGGGTTTCTGCATAACCTATCTAATAGCATTACAGTATTCACAGAAGAGATAATGGAATTAGCAATCTACCACGCAACTCGTCAATCAAGAGTTGGTAAAGTGTGGGAAGAGTTTTCAAACGATTTAGAAAAGATACAGGAGGATACAGATGGCGCTTGAAGATGCCAAGAACCCGCTTAAGGGTGTATCAGGTCCTGGAAAATACGCAAAGCGTACAGATAGAATCCCTGCAAATTCATACGGGGATCAAACAGAATTAGCACAAATTGCATCTGGTGCTCCTATTGAAAAAAGTCCTGCTACTAGGGGAATGCCAATGGGACAAATAGAAGCTGTTGTTGCAAATGCAGCACCGCAATCTCCAATAACTCCATTGTTTGCACCAACACAACGTGCGGATGAACCAATTACAAACGGTGTAGATGTTGGTCCTGGCGCTGGAGCAAATGCTCTTATGATGCAAAAGTCATCAGAAAAACTTTCAGATATCTTAGTTAAGATGTTGCCATATGATACAGATGGATCTATCTCTATATTGTACCAGAATGCACTAGCACGAGGTAACTGATGTCTAATAATCTAAAAGCAGCCTCCTATGCAGCGCAATTAGATCCCGCAGAAAAGCAAAGAATTGATGAGTTTTACAAAGCACTAGAAGCTCATAAGACTCTTTCTAATCTTCCTGGTGATATAGCTAAAGAAGCGTACAATAAAAAAACTCCAGCACAACAGGCTTCTCTAAAACAAAACTTTGGCGAAGAAGATCCAGTTGTAAAACCACCTCGTGGTTTCTTTGGTACTGCGTGGCATTACACAGGCGGTCAAATTGCTGAAGCCGCAGGCGATTTATTGGCTGGTCTACAAAAGGTATCTGATACCAGCACACGTGTTGCTCGAAGCATTCAACTTGCAGCAGATCAAGGTGTTGGTATTTCAGATGCCTGGACCTTAGCAAAAGAAGATGGCAATAACGTATTTAGCCCTGGTCGTATTAGCGAGGCTAAAAGCAAATGGGGTACTGACGCTGTAGATATTGCTATGCGTTTGCAGGCAGGTGAAGCACCTGAAAGTATTATTGCATCTGTACCTGAAGAACAAAAAAAGTACATAATGCTTGCAGATTCAAGAAACAAGCAAATTCCAGGTTTCGGTTCAGAAGAAGATGTTGAAGCAGCTCGTGCTAACTTCCAAGATACACAAGATGCAGTTGCTGCAGCTAAGTACTCTCCTGGACGATTTGTTGCTAACCTTGTTACACCAGCACAATTAGAAGGATCTGGTTTTTATTACAAGGCTGTATCTGGAACAGTAGATGCTGCATATAGAATCTTTGCAGACCCTCTACTTTTAGCAGGTAAAGCAAAACGTATTTACGACGTTAATAATTATGCTCTTGGAATAGTGACTGGCAAATCAGGAAATTTAACTGAATACTTTTCAAAGCAGGGTACTATTGACTTTTGGAATTTATACGGTGAAAAACTTCAAACATTAAGTAAAGCAGAAGCTGCTAAAAATCCAGAAGCAATTATTGCAGCACGTCAAGAACTTAAAACTCTTGCGCCTGAATTTGGTCCAGCAGTTATTAAATCATTTCAAACTGCAAATACACCAGTACAGAATGCAACAACTGCTAAAATATTTTTTGAAGATACTAAGCAACTAAGCGAAATGATAGTTGGAAAGCCAGGAATGAAGCGAGTCATTATGCCTCGTATGAATTTTGGGCGTGATCTTCGTGTGGCTGCAGTTACTACAGGCCGTAAAGTTCTTAACTTAGATAGTGTTGGTCCTAAACTTACAGATGACTATTGGTTTGGTGGAGCTACTACAGCAGATGGAATTGCTGAAGTATTTATTAATGGGCAAAAAGAGTTTATTGAACGAGTAACTCCAAAGACAAACTTCAAAACTATTGATAAGTTTTCTATGGCTTATATTCAATACCGTATTGACCGTGCCAAGGCATCACTTACTCTTGCTCCTATCTTTGAAAAAGAAGTGTTTGACGTAACCGCTAAAGATGCAATGGAAAAAATGTATCGTACAGCAGTTTTAATTATGCCTAAACAACAGGCAAAATTATTTGCTACAGCGTTTGAATCACTTTCAGATGTTGGTAAAAAGAAAGATGCTTACTACGGTCTTTGGGCAACAATCGCTGAAATTCGTGGTATGAATACAACTCAACCAGGACAGCAAATTGTTCGCTACCTTACTGGTAAAACAAATGCTGTCTTTGGTGGAGTAGATGATTTATTTCCAGACAAGGGTTCCATCCCATCTGATTTTAACAATTACGTAGCTGCTCCAAGTATTAAAGATCTTGATAGAGCCGCTGCTCGTAATACATTGTTTCAAAAGATGATGGGTTTGCCAAACACAAATTTTGCAAACAATATGACTAGCGCTTGGTCATTCTTGACTCTTGCTGGTCCACGTTATGCTATTCGTAACGCTGGCGAAGACTTAATGGTGAACCTTGCTATCGGTGAATCAGCCTGGGGCCTGGCAAAGAATCGTATTCTTTCAAATCGTATTAATACATTTATGGCTGCAGTTAACAAAGCTGAAGGAGTTGCTAAGCAGGGTATATTAGATTCTGCAAACCCACTAGGTATAGCACTGCGCCTTATTAACAAGAGAGACGTTGATCGCTACGCTAAAGAATTAACAGATCTTCAAGCAAAATTTGAAACTACACGTAGCACTATTGCACGTCTAAGAAAAGATATTACAGAGTTACCAACTACAAGAAGAACAAATAATGCTGCTGAAATTGCCAAAATAGAAGCACAGATTAAAGAACTTGAAAAAGGTCTTGCTGGTGGATTAACTAACCAGACTCGTGAAATTTTTGCACGTGCTCT